GATTATAATCATAAAACTCTTCAGCTTCATCATAAGTCATCAGGTCTCTCTCTTGTAAGATGTTCAATATTTTTCGTTTTGAATATAACATCTTTCTTCCCGGAGAACCAAAGTCCTCAACAACCCCAATAATGGCATCCTCTAACCCATCCAATAAAACCGCACCTTCCGCATATTGGTCAATATCTACTATCATATCTTACCATCCTTTTTCATCTGTTCCCTAATTTTGGTTGCAGAAATATTTTTAATCTCATCCGGTGGGAAATGTTCAATTACATCATATCCAACGCCTCTACCAATATTAATACTATCAATGTCCGGAATAACTTGAATGACCAATCGACCTTCTTCAATTAATTCTTTTAATTCATTGTTTAAATTATTCATAACCCATTCAGTCGAAAATGGGTTTTTATCGTCAATCTCAACATCTCTTACACAAAGTAATACATTCTTATCTAAATTAAGTTGTTGGTCAATCAACGCCCTATGTCCATGGTGCCATGGTTGCCATCTTCCAACAAACATTGAATACTTTTTACTGGTTGATGATGAAGCAAACGCAGCTTGTACGTGTTTTTTTCTTTCCCAATTTTCCATCATTTAATAATATGTTTGTTAATTTTATTTAGTAGTTCACCGATTGATATTAATTCAGAGATACCTGTGGTGTTAATATCGATATAATTTTCAGTTGGAGTTTCATAATTCTCAACATGAAAATTTTCTCTACCTCGAATGTCTGTTGTATGAATATAAACCTCAACCACATCACTTTTTTCTTTTAGTTCATCCCTTAAATTTTTATAAGGTGATACCAATGATATAATCACCTCATAACCTTTAGCGTTTAAAAACATTCCAATGTCTTGAGCTCTTTGAATATTCTTTCTTCTTCCCTCTTCAGAGTAATCTTTATTTTGAAAGATATCTCTAATATCATCACCATCTATTTGGATAACATTTTTTGGATATAAGTATTCTTTTAATAATTTGGACAATGTGGTCTTACCAGCATGAGGTTGTCCGACTAAATAATATATCATTTTTCTAAATTTTCTATTCGTCTTTGAAGATACCAAGCGGCTTTTTTCAAGTCTTGGAGTTCTTTATCGGTCTCTTTTTTTCCCGCTCTTGAAATGTATTTAACTGTATTCCCTAAATGGAAATCTAAATCCCAAGCCTCAATCACTTTAATAGCTTCGTAAATGTTCGTAGCACCTCCGTAATGTTCGGGGTTATTTACCATTTCAGTATTCATAATGACTATTGGATACTATTCTTACCTCTTTTGGTAATAGGTTTATTTTCAGAACCTTCTTCAGTTTCTTTCTTAACAACAGGTTTAACCCTTCTTGTCAACGATTTCCATTCATTTTTTGGACAATACACCCAAAAACCCGTATTAACTTTTAAATCAGCGTCTTTATCTTCCGTTCTGATTATTTCTCCAATCTCTCTTGAACTGGTTTTCTTAATTGTTTTAACGCACTTCATCTTTTTCCGTGTTTAAATTAATAATGTTTAGTATTTCTTGTTCGGTGTTTCCATACAAGTATAAGTCATGAATGATTTCACTAAGGTCATCTTCAAATATCATCATATCGGCCCGGCCATAATAGAGTTTTAATCCATTACAGTTGAGAGCCCTTAAAGATGATTGTTTTGTTATGTATCTTTTGTTAAATCCCACAGGGAAATATAATCAAATTATATTTCAAAGTCAAAGTTATTTAACTTTTCTGAATTAACAATTTGAAAAATGTATGAGGTAATTTTTCGTTTCATAATTGGAACCAAAGTTTGTTCCATTGGGAAATTTTGAGATGATTGTATTTCAAATATTGGAAGTTGTTTAAAATAATCAGTTTGATTCCATGTTGAGAATGCTTCTATTATTTCAGGAACTAGTAAATCTTCCGAAGAACCACTATATATTGAATTAACATAGGTCTTATGACTGTGTCTATCTTCTTTAGATTTTTTAATTTCATACTCCCATACAAATATTTTTGAATCTGACTTATTAAAGTAGAAGACATATCCATGTCCGGTTGCAATTGATTTTCTATTTTTTTTAATATAAATGTCAATGTTATCGTAAGCTAAATTCCATATTGATTTAGCAATATTAAAAGTGTCAAATAGTTTTGAGTTAGAGAATTTCAAAGTCTTTACTAACTCCTCCTCTTCTTCATTTGTTAAGTTTCTTGGTTTTTTTGGTGTAAGTTCTTTAACTAAGATTTCATCATCACAGGATTCAAATTTCTTATTTGTTAATAATAATGTATTTTCTTTAACTAATGATTGTAAATTTGCTAAGTGCAATGAAATTTCGACAAAGTCAGGATAAATTTCCAACTTGTCAAATCCTTTTTCACATTTTTGAATATAATCTAATAAGGTGTATTTGTTATATTCAAAGTCCAATGGTTCCTTCAACATCCACTCGGGATTTAACTTGAACGATATTTTCTTTTTTCTGCTCATAAAACTAATATATGAATTAATAAAAATTAGTCAATTCTCATTACATAATACCATTGGTCTCCAACTTTAACTTCGTCAGCAGAACCATCGTAACTATTTAATGTCTGACCATAACCATCAGCTTCAATAACCCCTTTAATAAAATCATCTCTATCAATGAATCTATCCCATTCAAGACCATATGATTCCATAAAATCTTCCGGGTCATATTTAACATCACGAACTAACTCATTAATTTTATCTTCAATTAAATCTTCAGGATATTCCCCGTCAGGATTTTCTTCTATTTCAGTAATATCATCTTGATGAGATTCAATTAATTCATTTAACTCATCAATTTTTTCTTGAATATCGTCATCATTATCTCCATCCATTAGGTCTTCCATCATGGATATTTGATTTTCTGCTCTTTCAATAAAAAGTCTGGCAACTCTAATATCTTCTTCTTGTCTATCAGATAATTGTTTTTGTTCATCGTCAAAATAACTTTCCGGTGATTCTCTAACATCATAGTCATACATTTCCTCAGCATACTCAACAATAGCATCAGTATCTAAATAACCCATAGCAAATGATTTACTAAACCCTTCAAACCCAATGTCATCAATCAAATCATCAACGTAGCTATAAGAACTTTTTTCCATGTCATCTTCATCACCAACAGCATATCTTCTATCACTTAAACCTGAATCAATAACTTCAAACTCACCTAAACTATAAAAATCACCTGTTGGAATAATATTATAAACATCAATTTTGTTTCTTAACTCTTCTAATTCATCCTCTAATTCAGATTTTTGGTCAAGTAAATCCGGCTCCGGGTCTTCACTATTATCATACTCTTGGTCCAACCTATCAATTTCTAATTCTAATCTTGTAATCTCTGCTCGGTCTTCACTAGTCATGACTTCAACAGACTCATAACTATCAATATAATTAAGCAGTGCGTTAGCCCTTAACCCTTCTTCACCCATACCTTGGTAGTCACCACTCCATTCTCCCTCTTCTCTTCTATCTTGGGCCGCCTCTCTTTTTTCTCGTGTTTCTCTCTCAATTCTTAATCTTTCAAGTCGTTTTGCTTCTCTTTTAGCCGCAACTTTATCGGAGTATAGTTTAACTTGTTCCGGGTATACCTCTCCCAAGAATTGGTCTACAGATGACATAATTTCATTATATTTTTTTTCTCCAAAAATACTTTCAACATTTATAATTCTATCGTCCTTTGCATCCCAAAATGATATGTCACCATCAAATTTTTTTAATAAAGCAACTTTATAATTTGGGTCGTTACTAGATTTAGCTCTATCAATTATATAGAATAATTTACCATCTTCATTATATCTTTTAAAATGAGAATCAGTTTCAGCCGCGGTGCACCATTTAGTACCTTTACCATAATAACAAGATGATTCATAGTTTAAGGGATTAACAATGAAAAATACTCCGTCATCATAAACTACATTACCACCTTTAACTTGTTTAACATCTCTCCGAATACGACTATCATAACTTGCAATAGCATTATATAATTCATCAAAACTTTTGTATTGATTAATATCTGTTTGAGGTAGATTAGTAGAGATATTGTTAAATCGGTTAACAGTTGGTTCTAATTTCGAAAATGTTTCATCAAAATTGATTTCATCAATAATTTTCCCAACCCAATCCAAATACTTTGGGGTAATACCTTTAACGATTTTCTCTAAATTTTGTGGTGAAAATTTCTTTGAATACTTCTTTTTGAAGTCATCTTCTCTACTTTCTATAATTAATTCTGAAAATTGCATAAATCTTTTATTTAATAAATATCGTTTTTATATTATAATTGAATCATAATCACTATTTATAGTAATAAACAATTAAATTATATCAATATGGGATGTGGAATTTACAAGATAGAAAATTTAATTGACGGTAAAGTTTATATTGGAAGTTCTGTTAATATTGTTAGTCGAAAACAAAAACATTTTTGGATGTTAAAAAAAGGAATTCACGATAATTCTCATCTCCAAAATAGTTACAATAAATTTGGTGAGGATTCATTTGTATTTAAAGTATTAGAAGAATGTAATAATGATGATTTAATAATTAAAGAAAATTATCATATTTTTAAATATAAATCTAACAATAGCGAGTTTGGTTATAATTTAGCAACCGTAAATGAATTTAGAAGAAATACATACAATGATGAAGTTAAAATTAAATTGTCTAAACATAATTTAACCAAGAACGGTAATTTTAATACATATTCATTAACTAATATTCAAACTAATGAAGAACATACATTTAACACACTAGTTGACGGTGCTAATTATTTAATCGAAAATGGATTCGCAAAAGGAAAACCACAATATGTGAGAATGAAATTATCTAATTCACTTAGAGGTATTAAAGTCAGTAATGGAAGTAAAACAGAAACAATAAGAAAAACTTGTTATAAACATAATTTTAATATAATAAACTAAAAAAAAAACAAATTACTATGTCGTGTGGATGCAAAAATAAGCAAAATCAAACACCTGAACAACAAGCCGTTCAAATTCAGCAAGCACAAGCTGTTAAACAACAACAAACAGAAAGTGTAAAAACTGCAATCAAGAAGACTGTTGAAAAGTATTATAATGTGAATAAGACATCAAACTAATCTTCAGGAGTTTAAAAAATTATAAAGGGACATAAAATTTGTCCCTTTTTTTATATTTATACATATGGATATAGATGAAGTAATAGAATTATTTAATGATACTGAATTAGATGTTGAGAAATATTTTAATGATTCAGACACATTTTTCAAAATAATGGACAAAAGAGGTCGTTTAGATGACCTTGATTTTGAAAACAATTATATGGAAAATGATTATCTTCTTTATTTGTCAGAAACTAATACTGAGAAATTTAGAGAAGAGGTTGCAAGACAAATTAGTGATGTTAGACTTGAAGAAGGTAAAAATCCAGTTTTAGTCTTGAGAGATTCAACTGACTTAAAAAAACTTTTTTGTGATGGTGGTAGAAATGATATTAGTCAAGACACAATTGGTGAAATTCTTTTAGGTAATTCTGACTTCGATAGATATTGGGACACAACCGATGATGTTTATAGAGATGTTATCGAAGAACTCAATGAAGAAAACTTAAAATATTTATACAGTTATATTGTTGAAAATTTGGAAGGTATTGAAATAGATGTTGAAACTGATTTACTTCAGGATATCTCCACTCAACAAGGTACCGATTATGCAACCATTAATATGGATAATGTTGTGTCAGTTGTTAATGACTCAGAGACAATGGGTTATTTATTAGACCATGATTTAAGTGAGTTAGATAGTGAATTAAATTCAATCCATTCAAATGCATATAACAGTGCTTATGAATCCAGTGTTTATAGAGGAGTGTGGGATAAACTTGATGATTTATTTGATGTCGAAAACCGCAAATATGTATATCAACAACATCCATATAAAAAAGACACTCAAATTGAAGTACTTGAAATGCCTATTAGGGATTTTTACACACCAATCAAAGATTATTTATATAACAGTAAAGGAAGTAGTCAAACTTTAGAATATTTTGGAGACTTTATTAACATTCTAGAGGATAATGGTGATTGTTTATCTTATTGGGAACCTGACTATCCAAATTCAAGTGAGATTGATAAATACATTAACGAAATGTTTGGTGATTACATATAAAAAAAGGGATTCAAACGAATCCCTTTTCTATTTCTTTATTTTTAAGAAATGTTTATAATTTCCAAAACATTAAACATTTATCATAATTTAACATGGTTTTAAAAAATATAGGTAGTAGAATATTAATTACTAATTTATTTGCGGATTTCATAGTATCTAAAATACCACATAACAAAGAGACAATAATCAAAGTAGTTGATTGTAAAAATTTCTTTGTAATTAAAGGAAAAACAAGTTATAATCAAGTTTTGGATTTATCAATTATATTGGAAGAGTTTCTTAAAAAATATGAAGACCTTATCGGTAAAGTCAAACTTTCACATACTGTAGACTTAATCGAATATGAAGTCAAAATATCCAAACCCACTAATTTTGAATTTGTTTATCACGACACTTCTAATTGTTCTTACAATCATCTTCAAATAGAATCATATCAAAATAAAAAATCATCATACGATTATAATCATGTCATTACTGAAATAACTGATGAAGACATGGTTTCTATTTCCGAATTCCCCCATGGTTATTCATTAGGACAAGGTAGGTTACACTATTATTACGGTAAACATATCTTTTATAGTATTCCACCAAACTATCCGGTAAACACCCTTATTTTCAATATGTCTAAAAATAAGTCCGAAGATGGTGAACCAATATTTTCAGTAAGACAATTAAATTCAAAATCTATTGATAAAACTTTAACATCAGCAATTCTTGATGTATTTGATTTTGACATGAGTTGGTTAGAAAAAGACATAAAAAAATCGGATTGGAGTTTTGAACTACTCAATCCACTTGATGATTATAATTTTATTAAAAAAATTAATAAAAATTTAGTGATAGTTTAAATTATCCCCACTTTTTTTCTATGTTGATTAATGATATCAACTGCTTCAGTTAATTCATTATAGTTTCTCTCCGGAGTATACAAAAACGATTTGTAGTTGGTATCATCCCCTTCAATAATTAGTAATGCTGGTATCATATCATTTTCTGTTATCTGAGTAAAAGTATCATACTCGTCTTTATATTTTTCAATATCCCGGTCAAAAAATTCTATCCCCTCATTGGTTAGTATTTCTTTGAAGTCTACACAGAAAGGGCATCCCTTCATTGTGTAGACTATAACATTTAAATCTCTCATATTATTTTAATGAATCAGCTAACTCAATTAATTGAGATTCTTGTTGAGCCCCTGTTTTAGTATTAATAACGTCTCCATCATTAAATACTTTAATTGTCGGTACTGCTCTAACACCATACTTCACTGCAATATCTCTATTATTCTCAACATTCATAGTGTATAATTGAATGTCCGAGTTTTCATCCCTAAATTGTTCTGAAACTTTTTCAAAAATAGGTTTCATCATACGACAGGGTCCACACCAATCGGTGTAGAAGTCAACGATTAATTTATCCCCATTCTCAATTTTTTGTTTTAATTCTTCTGTTGTAATTTCCATAAATTTGTTTGTTTTAAAATTTGTCCTATGATTAATCTAAGTTCGTCTAATTGTTTCTGTTTATAATAGACCCTACTTTGAATACTATCATCTTCATTTATTAATAAATATAAATAAAATTCTTGTTTTGTCTTGTAAAGTTTTTCTTTGAAGGTAATTTTTAAATTTTGTTCAATATCTGAGATACTATGCACTAGTTCAAATTTATCGTTAATGAATTTTTCAAACTCAATATGAGCACACGGTAGATTCATAACTGAAAAATTATTTCCTTCATCTACCTCAATTCTTTCAATGTAATTTGGTTTCTTCATATTATATTAAATAAATCCTCAAAACTATTAGTATTAGAGATTTTTGAGTTTTCCCACTCTAATTGAGTTGAACCCCATTTAGTTAACCCCCATTTAGAATCAGAACTTATCTTCATACCCATAGCGTTTTCTTTAATAACCTTAACCAATTCAAAATTTTTATCTTTAATGAATGATAACATTATCTTATCTAAACTCAACATAACATTATCCCAATCAGGAGTTAATTTTTGATTACGCTTACCTAAAGATTGAACTCGATTAATTGTGATTTTTTCATCAATTAATTTAACTTGATATTCGATAGTCGCACGCTCATCTCCATTTCTTAATGAAACAATAATTGATTCAGGTCTTCCTACATATCCTTTAACACAATTTGATTGCGTCGCACTCTCTTCGTTGTACTCTTGTGATGTAGTTAATAATACCGGAGTATAATCACCAATTTTTTTAGACAATAACTTATGAAGAATATCCGGGTAAATTCTATTATAAGTCCCATTTTTATAATGGGATAACTTATCTGTCCAATCTAAGTGTTCATTATGAAACTCAGTTGAGTTAGTTGCGTTCCATTTAACATCAACACCATATCTTTTTAACTCACAGTACATCCTAACATGGTCAGATAAAGTATAAGTATCCATATTAGAATTAACAAATACTTGTTTAAATGATTGATAATATCTATCCATCTCACTATTTGTCATAATTTTTTTCAACCCTTCGCTAGTGTTTGAGTTATTAACATGTATTAATGTTTCCAATAATGGAATTATAACCCCCGAGTCTTGGTTTAACTTATCATCGCCAAACATATTTCGAGCATGATTATAAACATCAAGAGAAATTCTTTCACATTCATGTAGAGATTTTTTTAAAATTTTACCATGTAAATTATGTTCATCCATAAACGCGTCAACTAACTTACCACCATTCTTTTTAAGTTTTTTCCTGATTGATGGTCCAATTAAATGATTTTTGTAAGCCCCAAAGTTATCAGGGTATTTAATATTTCTTTTATCCAAATAAAATTTGAATAACCTATCATCAAGGTTTAGATTCTCATATAATCTTTGGTCTATCTCATCCATAAAAGTATTAACAAAATCACCTGCAATAGAGGTTGACTTCTCAATTTTATAAATGTTTAAATAATTTCTTATTTTACTTTTTATACTCTCCAAAGAACAGTCCCTAAAATAATTTCGTCTAATCTTTTTAGAGTAATTTTTCTTTTTTTGAAACCCCTTTAAGTACCCATTATATACATCTCCCGTTTTTGTATTCACGGTAATATACTCAACATTCTTTTTAACTCTAAAGTATGAAGTACCTTTTACTCTTATCTTACTACCATTAAATAATTTCAAGGCAAGTTTATCACCATCTCGTTCGATTACTACCATTATATATTCTTTCCTAACGGTACACATGGGATTACCATAATTCTCAACATATTTTTCTTCATTATTAGTATAAATTTCGTCAACAACAAATAATGGTCTCTTGGATGAAGGTGGTGAATCAAGTCTTTCTTTACCCTTATACTCAAAAACATTGTCTAACCAAGAATCTGTTGGTATTGTTTGACCCACACTATAATTAATAGGATTTGAACCCTTATGTGTTATCGTATAGTATTCTTCGTATTGGAATTTTAATATTTCTTGTCTCATAAGAGCAAAGATAATAAAAAATAAAAAAAGAGAACAAATTAGTCCCCTTTTTTTTTATATATTTAAGATATTTCTTTTATTTTATCTCTGAGTTTCGCGGCTTCCTCATATTCTTCGTTGTTGAGAGCCTTATCTAATCTTGATTTTAATACCTCCAACTCATTTTCTTCAATTAATTTCGGAAAAATTAGAATATTTTTTGAATCATTTAATTGAACACATATCTCAAGTAGTTGACTCCGGGTTAAGACATAATCATCCCCTTTGTCATAATTATCACAAGAATATTTTCTCAACATTGAGTAAAAGTCATTTTCTTTATCTTTCGGCACCAAACTAAGTAAATCTTTTGGATTATCTTTAAAGAATTTCATTATACCACTTAAATACACTTCAATATCTACATTCATATTTTTTTATTTTAATTAGTCTTGTAAATCCCACATACCACCTCCCATGTCGGTTCCTTTTTCTCTAATCGCTTGAGGTACCTCAACATTTGGACTCCCTTTTAAATTAAGGAATAACAATGATGGTAAACTTGACACACATTCAGGAACTGATTTAAGTTGTTTGTTATTTATTAAAGCCAAAAACTTAAGTTTTGGTAAATTACAAACAGAATCCGGAATACTAGCAACACAATTATCCAACATAATCATATTCAAATCTTTAAATCTTCCAATATCTTCAGGAATATTAATAAGAATATTATTATTCGCATCTTTATTTTGAATTTGGAACTCTTTTAAAGTCTGAGGTAAATTACCAATCAAATCTTCCAACCCATAAAGCGCAATGAATTTACCAACAGCACCATGAGTGAAACTATCTATAACTAATTTTTCACCACCAACTGTAAGCCCTTTAGCGAACTCAGGTTTAAAGAAATCTTTTAAATCCGCCATTGGACCAGTTAATAACTGAACCAAATCTTGTTGACGGTCATCTTTATCCATAAACTGAGCATCAGGGAAATGGAATTGATATCTATTTTTAGGTAATCCTGTTGTAGGTGCAACATCTGAATCATTAGGGTTATAAATAACATATAATGGTCCCTTATTAATATATCGTTGAAACCATTGGTCAGTACCCGGAGTTGAAGTACACCATCTAGTTTCTTGGTTATTACCTCCATAGAAACAAGCTGCCTCTTTACCTACCGGTCCTTTATCTTCAATTTCTATAACTCTCCAATTAGGCCCATCATAAACTAATTTAGACCCCGGATGAACCTCAGCAGATTTTCTCTCGGCTTTAGTTGTTGATGCAAGTGTAAGGTCGAAGTCTTTAACCGCATCATATAATTGGTCAGCAGTTAATTTATTGATATCTTTTTCACCTTTAATTTTCCCTTTGAATCTCTCAAATTTCTTTAAGTCATCAGTAACCTTATAAAGGTCTTCCATAAAAGTTTCTCTCGCATTTCTTAGTTCACGGTCGTATCCATTTTCCCCCGGTTGTCTTTCAGTTTTAAGACTTAAGTATTGATTTACCAACCAATCAACATATTTACCTGCTTTGATTTTACCTAAATCATCTTTAGACATATTCCCTAAATCAACATTATTTAATCGAGTTGTTGGGTCAGCCTCAACAAAAGCATTTAATTCTTGTTGACTCAATTTTGGTTTTAATTTCTTACCTTCCTTATTAACAATAGGTTTTAAGTACTTATTGGATAAAAATTCAAACTTTGACTGCTCTAAAATAATTGACTTTAATAATGGTGTAAATTTCATGTTAAACTAATTTAATTATAAATATATCGAATACAAATATAATCAATAATTTAATATAAGTAGCTCTTTTGATAAATTTTGTTTTACTCCTTTTTTAGCCGCAGCCGCTTTAGCAAATTCTTTTTCCTCCCATCGATACACACCTTGTGGGAACCACTTATGTAATTGAGGGAAATCATAATAAGATAAAGACCATTTCGATTGAGCCACCTTGATACAATCCGCCAACCTTTCGTGGTCACCACTATCAAAGTCATGATTAGAATAATAGTTTTCAGTTTTCCAATACGGAGGGTCTAAATAAATATATGTTGTTGGTGAATCATATTTAGTAATTAAGTCTTGGAAATCCATATTTTCAACTTTGGTGATTCTAACAAAATGTTCCACCCATTTAGGATTTGATAACTTATCTCTAAAGGTTAAGTATTTTGATTTATACTTTCCTTTAAGGTCAATAAATGAACTAGTCTCAGGTTTTGAACCACTAAAAACTTGAGTTAAAACATATGCATATTTCGCAGCGGTAACATAATCATAAGCCTGTACGCTGAAATTCTCTCCAAATATTTCAGCTTGGAACCTGATGAATTGTTCTTTATAAATTTCAGGTGTTATTTCGATTCCTCTTTCTTGACAAGGAATATTATTAATCTCTTCCAACAATAATTCAGGATTTTGAATACATTGGAATAAATTATAATTAAGTGGATTAAAGTCGTTATAAACAACTTCTTTTAAATTTGGATACTTAGTTAAATCCATGTTGAAAAAACACCAAAACATCCCCCCAAATGGTTCAATATATGTTTCCATGTCTTCAGGGTAAAATGGAACAATCCATTTCCCTATTTTAGATTTTCCTCCGATGTATGATAACGCCATAAAATTAGTTTTTTATTAATTATACGAAAAAAAAAATGAAAAGGGAAATTTACTCGTGATTATTTTTATTTATATTTAAGAGATAAAACATTAGAAACATGGAATCAGTTGAAGGAACAATTATTAATGAGAATGACATAAACTCAGGTGGATGTAAGAAGTGTAAACAAAAAACAGGCTCATCAACGAAACAAATTGGTGGTATTGTTATTGGGACCTATGTTCTTTTTGCGTCAATCTATGGAACAATTGTTATTATCAATAAGATTATAAACCTTTTTAATTAAGGTCTTTCAAATCTCACATTTAATTTAACATACATGTCACCTCCATTGTAACCTTTCCCTTTTAGTCTTAAAGGTTTTGAGGTGTCAAATATTTTAGGTTGTCCTAACATTAAATCCCCATCCGGATGAGGAACTTTTAGTTTGTCATCTTTCATACCTTCTAAATCAAGAAATAAACTATAAATTAAATCATTATTTATTTTTTCAAACCCATCTTTTTCAATTACCTCAATTTGAATAACCAAATCACCAATTTCCCCTTGTCTGAAATCACCAAAATTTTCTAATTTTAAAAATTGTCCACTATCAACACTTTTAGGTAATTTAAAATTAACCATACTCATTTCACTCTTAGTTCCAACTCCATTACATGTGCTACATTTATGAATTAAAGTGTAACCTCTACCACCACAACTTGCACAGGCTTGTCTGATTTGTTGAACCATAAATCCTGTTCCAAATGTTTTAATTTGGAATCCGGCACCGTTACATGTAACACAGGTTTGTTGTTGCCCACCATTACCTCCACACCCACCACATTGTGTGTCTTTTAAATATTGTATTTTTTTATTAACCCCTTGATAAGATTCAATAGGACTTATCTGTACCTTAAGTATTTTATCAGGTACTGATTTTCTCCTTGTTCTTTGAGCATTCCCTCGATTAAACATTTGACTAAACATTTCCTCAAATGAAGTATTACCATTTCCAACAAATGGATTATTTTTATTTTGGTCATATTGAGCTCGTTTCTCGTCATTACCTATAATGTCATAAGCTTCTGCAATATCTTTAAATTGTTCTCCACCTTCAGGATTTACATCCGGGTGATATTTCTTAGATAGAGCGCGATAATTTTTTTTTATCTCTTGTTGTGAAGCTTTCTCTTCAACTTCTAATATTTTATAGTAATCTTTCATATATGGTAAATTATCTAGTTGTCTTATTCAAAAATAAGAAACGTAAAAAAATTATAAATAAGTTCGTGACATTTTCACGAGCTAAACAATATTACGACAAATTATTAAAAGAATCAAATGAGGTTATTTTTAATGTTGAAGTAGAAAATGGTATGGAGACTAGATATGAGTTAGGTTTAATTGAATTAAGTAATAATCAACTCATCCCTGTGTATATGACTGACGAATACGGTAGAAGTTCTAAAGTTAAACTTGAGGGAGATGGGATGACATTATTTAATATTGGGTATTATAAAAAAGAAGAAAAGATTTATGACCTAACTAAAAACAAAAAAATGACCACTCAGGAATTAATTAAGACATATTTAAAGGGTGATGGATTAAAAATGATATCAAGTCTCAATAATAAAATTATTGTCCAAGAGGACGAGAAAATCAATCTATTTACTTTAAAATCGGAATTCGAATCATTAAGATTTATTGATAGTCTTTCATCGTACTTTTTTAAAATAAAAAGAGGAGATTGTCTTTTTGTTAAAGACCACTCCTCCGCTCAAAGAAAATACCTTTTTAATATGTTAGAATCTTACGGTATTGATAAGAAAATATTATATAGAAAGTTTACTTCTCTACCTCCTTCAAAATAAAATGAAATTCAGTTCCGGAGATATCAATTGAAAATTGTTCATGGTGTCTATCAATCTCCCTGAAATGATTAATGACACTTGCGTATTCACCTTTTGGTAATTCAAATATTATAGTACCTTTACCACTAAAAATAGTTTGACAAGATTCAGCAATTAAGGCTAGTTTTTCTAACTCCCCAAAAGTAATATTTTTATTTTCCTCCATAATGTTATTTTTTTAGGTTGAGGAAACATATCCTCTTTTTTTATGTTTTTAATCTCCCAAATAAGTCGTTGCTTACTATTTTCAAGCTCCCTATTATCTTTCTTCTTCTCGCTCGTCAACCAACTCAATAGTTGTTGACTCTTGTCCGTTTTGCTCATCTAAATCTAAATTTGGTGTTATATCCGTTTCAAAATCAAAATAAAGATTTTGTAATTTATCCAAATCATTTTTTTCAAATGTTTGTTTTAGTTGGTCAATCGTCTGTCTAAACAATTGTTCTTTTAATTCCCTTTCCTTATTTAATTTAATAATTTTTGCAATTTTAATTAATATTAACGAAATATCATTCTCATTAATCTGAGAAACAAAAGTCACCCCTTTTGAATTTTGATTCTCAACATTAAAAGAAATCACTTGTCCTTCATCAATAATACTTTTAGGTAATGTCCATTTAGTTGGAAATACCATATCGAAACTCAAATAGTTTTCTAATTTTCTTATTGAATGGATGTATTGCACAAATGGTGCTAATTCTTTATAAAAACTCATTGTAATATGTATGTAATTAAATAACTTAATGATAACCCAAGGAAAATAAGTTCCCTGTTATTGTAAACCAAAAGTTTTGGTTCTGATGATAACAGGGCACTTATAAACTTTGTGGTGTTTTTAGACACCACCAATATTGCAAACACAAATATAAAAAGATATATTGTTTCAATATTATGCATTCGCATCTCCTTTTTTACTATGTTCAAGTATTTCAATTCTAAATTCTTGAAGTAAGGTTTTTAATTCTTGAGCAGATTTTCTAGTTCTTGTACCAGCACTTTTATTTCCGTTATAGAATTTGGTTGCATCTACTGACAATTGTTCAGTCAACGCTTTGATTTTTTCTAATGTTTCCATTTTTAAAAAGTTATTTTGTTTATTATTATAGAGAAATATTAAGTTTTTTTACTCTGGTGTAAATACAAATAAGGTTTTTTTTAGTTAACATACTTTTGGAGTATTTTATAAAACTCAGTTAGGATATCTAAATCCGGTTTAACAAAAACTTTATTAACATCAAATATCTCAATTAAAAACTCATCTATTGAGTCTCGGGTTTTCTTATCTGATTGATTATAAAAAGAGTCATTAAAAAAAGATATGAAATAATCTCTATGTTCACCATATTCATCAATTATTATATTTTCTTTACGAAAATCATCAACCATTTTATTCCAACACCACACAAAATGATTTTCATTATCTTCTTTAGTTAAGATGATTTTAGTTTCACGAAACTCATCCCCCATATGAGTTCCAACAATAATATAATTTAGCGATTTAAAGATATCACCATATAACTCGATTTTTTCATAATACATATTATGAATATTAAACCAAATTATTATTTCGTCTTTTGGTATTGTCTTGGTCATATAATTAAAAAAATTCTCCATAGAAGTCATCTATGGAGAATATAGTATAAATCATTTGAAATGTGAATTTTTATTGTGTTTTTCTATTGTATCCGATTAAATTTTTCATCTTATTCATTTCTTCAGAAACAATTTTGTCTTTTTTGTTTTCAGTCGATTCTAATTTATTTAAAATCTTTTCAGCTTTACCTAGTGAACCTGTTTGTTTCTTATCACCGGCAACATCAACGGGTTGTGGAACTCTCTTATACGAACCGTTCATTTGTTCTGCCCCATATAAATTTTCATCAAAATTCTTTTTGAATCTCTCACCAACTTTTAAACTTCTTTTTGATACATTACCTAATGCTTTACCATCTTTACTTGTAACAGCATTACCATTTTTAGAGTCACCTTTCATTTGTTTTTCAATCATTTCACCATCAGGTTTGATTTCATCATACACTAAATTAGTCATTCCCGGATATGCAAATGCCTCAATATATTCTTCAACAGCGTCTGATGGGTTATATTTTTTCTCCTTATGCTCTTTTTCCATATCATAGTTACTTTGAGGGAAATCTTCAGGTTGGTCTTCATATTCATTACCACCCGTAAACATATCTTTCATATATTCCTTCATCTTTTTAACAACTTCCTTGGTATGGTCGTCATTTATCTTTTTGTTTTGACCTAAAACCTTATCAGTGTCTTTTAAACCTTGAGCAACTTTTTTGGTGATGTTATTTTTTTCATCATTATCTTTAACTTTTTGTTCCATCACAATTTTTTCAATCATATCAATTAACTCATCTTCAGTTAATTTTAACGACCCTTTATTCTCTTTAACTGGATATTTTTTACCATCAACCTCAAAAGAATCTTTACCTCTTTTCTTTGCGTCTGATAATGCACCTGAAAAAGCGTTTCCTTCTTCAGTTTCTTGTTCTTCCATATCGTGAGTACCTACATGTTTCTTAGTGACTTGAGATTCTTTATTTTTTCTAAGTTTTTTAAAGTCAGCACTTGTTATTTTACCTTTTGGTTCAGCAACGTCAATTTTCTTTCTTCCATCCTTAAAATCTTCTTCCATTTTAATTTCAGTCCATTCTCCACTCATCTCTTGAGTGATTTGTTTAACTTTACTCTCAATTTCCTCATTAAGTACTTTTGAAACTAACTTATCAATATGATTTTTAAAATTATCCATTCGTCTATTTTATTTAATAAATATCTTTATTTGTTTCTTTTATTCATTTTTTCGTATTCATGTTCCAAAATAGTTATAATAGTACTTTCACTAACACCTATTCTATCCGAAACTTGTTTGATAGCTGTTTTAACAGATTCGTTTTTACTAATTTTAATATTATTAATGTCACCTTGATTACAATAAGGAAACTTAGTACATTTCTTTTTTATCTTGACAAATCCACCTCCGGGTATTTGAGTCTTCCTACTTGGTCCCCAATCTTTTTTCTTGGTTGATTTTGACCACATAGATGGACTTTCATAACCTCCTGACGACCCTGAACCTGTAGCTTCAGTTGCCTCAACTTTTTCAACTTGTTCCTTAACATGAATTGACTCTTTGTAATGAGTCATTGTTGGTTTGTTCCCTTTACCAATCTTTGGGTCTTTTTTCTCAGCTCTTCTTTTTTGTTGAGTCATTGATTTTTTTTCATCCTTATCATATGATGAAGCTATCTTTGGAGTATCTTTGGATACTTTTTTTGATGGTCTACATTTTGGATATGATTTACCATCCGCATCTTTTCTACCGCAAGGTGGATGTTTCCCATCAACTTTTTTACTCACATCAACCCATTTTTCTTTAAACCATCTACCTAAATCTTCGTTGACTCCTTTATTCTCAGCATTACTTTTTTTAATATAATCATCCGAAAACCCAATAGGGCTTTTACGACCAATTGAAGATTCTTTTGATTCTGATTTTTCCAAAACAGCTTCTTCACCCGAAAATAAAGGACCTGAATATGCACCTGACGAACCGCTTCCGGTCGCCTCCTTAGCCTCTTTTTTCTTAAGACCATCACAATGAGCCCTTTGACTAAATCCTTTTGGGTTTGAACAATTTATGGATTTTTTATATTTCTCACTCCATTTTTCCGTAACATCGTCCTTTTGTTCTCTTTCTTTTTTTTGTCTTTGGTCAACTTTAGTCCCTTTCATAAGTTGTTTCCTTAATAAAGGTATCATATCTTGAATATCCAAATACTTTGGTTCTTTTTTATCCTCATCATCATTTTCTTTAAATGATTGTTTGTACTTCATTGCATCCCCCATAGTGTCAGAATTTAATTTCACACCAGCGCTACTATAAGCTTTGTCTAAACTATTTTTAAATAAATTTACAGATGATTTCATATTATGCGTTTTTCAATCTTGGTTCCCAATAACTTCTATTCATCCACATAAATTGGTAGAACTCACGGAACATTCTTAATGTGATATCTTTAACATCACCTTCTAGTTTACCTCGTTTTATTTCTTGACCAATTCTGTCCAACAATTTATCTTCAAATTGTTTTAAAGTATTATTACCCATAAAGTCTCTAATTTCTTTACGAATCATTGTCTCAATTTCTTTCTTATCTGTAGTTGTTAACGCCATTATTTTGTTAAAATAAGATATGTTGATGCTATAATACCAGCGTAGGTTCCAACTTTCCATAAGAAAGTTTTAGTTCTCTGACCTTTAAGTTCTTTATGTAAACTATTTGTTAGTTCTTCAGATACTTTTAATTGTTCATCTTTTTTACCCAACATAAAGTTGTTATTCTTATCTTTCTCTTCAAGGAGAACAATATGAGAATCTTTTTCTTTTTCTCTTTCTTCAGTTTTGATTAATTTTTCTTGAGTTTCTTTCAACTCCAATTGGCATCCATCACCTTTAATAATATCCTTTATTGCTAATTTAGCAACCGGGACTTTTAACCTAACCTTAGTTGTATCACTTTGAGTTGCCGTATCTGTTTGTGAAAAACTGCTCAAGCTCGTTAGCAGTAAGAGTGTCAACACTATTAACTTTTTCATTCGTTTGTTTTTTAATTATTGTTATATTATTATCTATGTGGTGAATTTCTTTTGTGATTTTAACCACATTACCTTTTACCGAATCAATCTTAACATCAATCTCTTCATTAATTGCTTTAGTAGAATCAATTTCAATTTGAATAGATTCAATTTGTTTTTTATATGATTTAACATCAGTTTTAATTCCATTGGTTGTAAATATATTCCAACCAGCCAACACAATAACGATAATTAATAATATGTTTTGTTTGTTATTACTTACAATTTCTTTCATTATTCAGGTGATTCCGATGTCTTCTTTCTATTTGCCAAAACTCTACCCCACTTAGATTTAAATTTTTGGTAATATTGTTGTAGTTTATTAATTGTTGTCATGAAGTCAGCATCTAACTTAATCATTTGACCATTGATATAGACCCCACTATCTTCCCCAATTGTAAAGATAAAATCAATATCCTCATCAATCAGTTTACCGGACCATTCAACATTGTTTGGATAAACATTTAAAGTGTTGAAATCAACAAGGTCAGACACTTCCTCAACAAATTCATCCATTGTTTCCTGAAATGCTAATTTTTCATCACTAGTAATATCTAATTCATTTCGGTCTTTACCATGAAGTGATAATATACCTCCTGAGATTCTATACTTCTGTTGTTTATCTCTTGGAGATGTTTTAATATCATCTCCATCTTCAATACCGGTATCCGCGGTTTCATACTCTTGGTCTTGTTGAAGGCGTGATTCCACATCTTTTGCAACATTTATTTGTCCACCCTGTTCTATAATCAATCTTGATTTTTGTAACAGAGATTTCATTTCGTCGTATCTTTCGTTAACTAAATTGCTCATTTTCTAAATGTTTTATAAAGGTTTCAAAATTGAATGATGGATTTAAATCCGTATAACTTGAATCGTAATTACTTTTACTTACAATTCCTTCGTAGTTAGACACCCCTTCAAATCGGGTATTGTGACCAACACATCTTTTTTTAATGTTGAGTGATTCTATCAAATTTTTACACAACTCCGCACACATTTCTATCTGAATAGGTGTATATGGTTGCCAAAAAAAGAAATCTCTCCATTTTTTTTCAAACGCCTTTTCATTATAAATACTTCCTTTCCAGTTAATATAATAGTTTGTTAATGGTTTCTTTTCCAACCACCCTAAATTTTCTAAACAAATAATAATTGAGTTCTTATTTACTTGTTCATTTTTTGTATAGTTTGAGTAACTATTGTCGGGTAATAGTTGTAGTATCTCACCCTTTCTTGTTATAATGTAATTCGGTATTTTATCATACTGACCATTGTACCTATGTTTAAGGGAGGTCAAGTACTCTTGAACCTCCCTTGCAGTATGACATAAGATTATTTGTTTTTTTCTTTTTTGTTTACCTTTCGGTTTGAAATTTCCAAAATTTATTAGGTTAAGCATCCCTTCTTACATAACTCAATCTTTTTATCCCATCATTTGGTATCTCTTCTATCTCAACCATAGATGAATCATCAGGACCTTTGTTTTCGGTTGTTCCTTCTTCAAGAACTCCAAATTTTTGTTCGTTTAATTTTATTAATTCAATCTCTAATTTTTTTAAATCTTCGTTAGTCGGAGTATATTTCTCCTTATCTAATTCCGCTTCTTGTTTACCAATAATTGTACTTAATTCTTCTACATCAAATTTTTCCGGTAATTGTACTTTTTCTTTCTTCTCCTCTTCCTCAAATTTTACTAACATATGTAAGAATGACAAAGAAATTATAGGTAACATTCCACCTGAAAATAAAGCTAAAAATCGTTTATGACCTATTGGGTCACCTGATTCAACTCCTAAATAACTAACAAATGGGTCAACTAAGTCTATCCAATCTTTAAACGATTCAGAATTGACATTAATATACTGATATGCAAAAAATATGTTCCCGATAAATTGGATTAAAGTAACAATTCCAAATGGGAAATACACTTTTCTACCCATATTAGCTGATATTGCTGCAAGAGCAGATAACGCAGCAATCTCAACACCAATCGATAAATAAATTGCCCAACTAACAGGGTTTGATAAACCATACCACGAAGTAACATGTGATATTGAAACGAACGCAACTGTTAGTATTGGTACTAAGAATGCAATATAAATTATCGATTTAAAATTCTTTTGAAACCAATTCATTATTTATTTGTTTTTAATTTTTTTATCTCCTCCTCAATTTGAGTTTGTCTTTGAACATCTAACAGTTTTCGGTCAGTCGCTTGAATCATTCTCTTTTCTGCTTCTAATCCCATAAGTTTTAATTCAATATTTAATTCTTTTTTAGTATAAGTAGAATCCTCAATAGTTTCAACTTCTTTTCTTAATTTAGATAATTCTCTTGAGTCCCCACATCCTTTGAAGAATGTTAAAAGTGAGATTACCAATACAATAACAATAAAGTTTTTTTGAATGAAATTTTTCATAAGTATATTTTTTAATTTATTTTTAAATATAAGGGGTGTATCACATAAATACACCTTTTAATTCATTTTATAAGTATTCAAATAAGACCGCAGTCTCATTTCTTAACTTCCTTAACGCTTTTTCTTTTATTTGTCTCACCCTTTCTTTAGTTAAAGTGAAATCGTTACCAATATCCTCTAATGTTCTTGTTGAACCTGATAATCCAAAATAATCTTGAATGATGGTCTTTTCTCTATCGTCCAACACATCCAACATATTTAATAATTTATCTTTTAGTGTGTCCTCTGTTGATAATCCAGCATCCGGTAGTTCAGCATTAGGATTATTCAAGATATCAACTAAGGTATCACCTTCTTCATTTAAAGGATTATTCAAATTAATAGTATATGGTAAATTAACAAACTTATCAGGTAACTCCATTCCACCTTGTTCTAACTCTTTTTTCGCCTTATGTAACTCTTGAACTACATTAACCGGAAGACGAATGGTTCGAGCATTCTCATTTAATGATTGTAAAATTGATTGTCTCACCCACCAAACCGCGTAAGAAATAAATCTTAATTTTTTGGACCAATCAAAATTTTCAATTGCCTTCATAAGTCCAAGGTTCCCTTCCGCAATTAAGTCGGGGAAATCTAATCCTTGGTTTTGGTATTGTTTTGCTACAGTAATAACAAACCTTAAATTACCTTCCAATAACTCCTTATGGATTTTTTTTATTTCACCTTCCGTAATATTATCCGATAATATTCTTTCCGATAATTGTCTTTCTCTTTCAGGCGTCATAACCTTTATCTTACGGATATCCTTAAGATAATGACTGATTTCTTCCTGATTGATTGGCATTCCCGCTTTCTCCTTCATAATTTAATTTTGACTGTAAGTTTCTAATATGTTTTTTTCTTTTGAACTCAAGGAATCAATTCCATCCGAGTATAATTTGTCTAATATTTGGTCTAAGGTAGGAGTAGGGGTGATATCTTTATTTTTAAAGATTAATGACATAATATCATCATCGTCATCTTCTTCATCATCATCGTCAAAAGAAAAATCTAAATTTTTCTTTATTCGTTCCATATCTAACTTCATTGTTACATTTTCTCCCACATTTTCTAAATCAAAAAGGTGGTCTCTAATATCTTTTGGTAAAGATACCGAAAAATCATCAACAACCTCAGTTAAAATAAAAATTTCAACAAGACCGTACAAAATTCCGGTAATGTATTCATATATTTCATCTTTTGGAGTCTCCGTACCAAAAGAAAATATAATTTGATTTCTTGTGTAATGAAATTTCAAATTTGGTGAATCAACAATCGGACTAATTGATAACGCTATTTCCTTACACATTCCTTCAGATGCAAAGTCGTTAGTGAGAGATAGTAAGTAGTAATTCATATTTATTATATTAATTTTATTTTACAAAGATAATTAAACTATTTTGGAACACCCAATAATTTGGTGAAAATATTTTTTTCATCAATTTTTTAATAATTCCTCAGATAAATCCATATATTTTTGGTCAATCTCAATACCTATATACCCTCTATTTAATCTTTTTGAAACAATTGCAGTTGTTCCTGAGCCAAGAAATGGGTCCAAAACCACATCATTCTCTTCAGTGGTTAATAAAACACAATATTCCACTAATTTTTGAGGAAATGGTGCCGGATGTTTAGTATTCCTATCAGGGTTAATTGTCCAAACTTCTGATTGGTATTCTTTAGGTATGTTCTCCTTAAACACTTTAGGTTTTGATTTTGTTAACCAATAAATGTGTTCTGTACATGGTAATAACATATCTTTTCTAATATTCGGACTCGATAATCTATTCCATATAATCATTTGATAAACATTTAAATTACATTTACTAATAAAATCAGTTGGGAGATGTAATTTATTCTTATGTCGTCTAGGTTTGTGATTAAAAAAAATTGACCCGTCCGGTTTAATAATCCTCATCATTTCATTTAAAATATCCACCATCCATTGATGGTAGTCATCTTCTTTTAAATCATCACCATAAGAATCATAATCAATATTAAATTTTTTCCAAACTTGATTACCTGGTTTAACTTTACCAATTAAACCTTTTTTATTATACGGTGGTGAAGTTACAATACAAGAAATTGAATTGGATTCAATGGTTTTCATTACATCTAAACAATCCCCTAATATTAATTTTTCCATTTGTTTTTAACCTATTTAAAATAAATATATAACTTTGAATTTATCAATTAATCTATTAAAAACAGATTACTGTGTATGTGCCAAAGGACATTATATCTATTATTTTTATTTTTTTTACCCTCTCTTTGAAAATGAAAATAAGTTTTTCCATTAACATCTTTTAGGTGAATTCCTCCTTTTTTTGATACCCAAGTACACTTATTGACCTTATTTAAAATTTCATCATAAGTGATTTCATATATTTCATTTGTTTTGAGATTTCGATAAACAACTGTATCCACATCAAATCCATTACGAACAATTAAATCAATAACTCGTTCTTTATTGTCATTTAAAAATAACATAAATGATTCTGTTATTTTAGAGGGTATTTCGGTAATATGATATCTATCCTTGTTATTATTATTCAAAGATATATTTCCACAAAACATTTTTATAAATTGAGATGATTCATCATTCAGTTTCAAAACATTTATAAAACGATTTTGAGTTGTTAAATGAACCTGAGTACTACTACCTGAGAAATTTTTAATACTGACATTTGAAGTCTCATTCGACCCATCAATTTTATTTCTATTACCACCAATTTGGGTTAACCCTCGATTATCACAAATTTCTTTTTCTTTCACATTCGTGTATTCTTCTCTAATTTCCCTTCCCCTTTCTGATGTTAATTTCATTTCTTTTTATTTTAATAATAGGTATTTGTTTTTCGATAGTCAAAAAAAGTCTCTCGTTATTGAGAGACTTTTGAAACATTATCTGTTTTTGTAATCTTAACCACAGTGTTCGCCCAATTTGATATCATTGGGTTATGTGATATAACGAATATCTTTTCAAAGTAGGTCTTTAATTTATTAAAAAACTCTCCAACCATGTCGAGATTATCATTCGCAACCTTACCCCAAACCTCATCGTAAACCGATAATTGTGGTTTTGGTAAAGAACATACTTTGGACAACACGGCTCTAATCGCCAACGCTCCCACGGTCTTCTCATAACCTGAACCGGATGTGATTGGTCTTTCAATTCCGGTAGAATTATCAATCATAATAAAATCAACTTCATTCTTATCGTTAATACGAATCTCCAAATTAAATAAACAAGAATCCTGAAGTAACCTCTGAAGTTCAGAGTTAATTACTGGCATCATCGTCTTCATGATAATCTTACCAATACCATTCTTTCCATAAATCTCATTATAGATTTTATAGATTTTCTCTTTTTCAAACTCCTCGGCAATCTTTAATACAAGACCGTTATTTTTTTCAATACGAGCCAACAGATTTTCAATTTGATTTTGGTTGGTACTTTGAATTTTCTCATATCCTCTCTTTTGACTAATCAACTCATCAATACGAAGGTTTGCTTTAATCAATTTGGAGTCAATATCGTTGTTCTGTTTAATCTTATCCTGAACTTCTTCGTATCTTGTTAGTTTTAACCTTATCGCGTCTAATTTCAAGTTATTTGACTCCAAGGACACCTCATGTTTCTCTTTGATAAGTTTGTTTCTCTCATACTCATCAAATTCTCTCTTCAATTGAACGTAACTCTTTTCTTCTTTATCTAATTCAAGAATTTGGTCATTAAGAGTTTTAACTTTTTCTTTCCATCCATCAAGTTCTCCAATCTTCTTTTTGGTGATTGCTGCGTCCATCAGTTTAATACCACAATGCTCACATTCAATACCATCACCAAACTTCTTAACTAGTGATTCAATTTCACTAACCTTGTTATTAGACAGACCCAATTCAATCTTGGTACCAGTTAATTTATCCTTAACATCATCGTGTTTGTCTTCATGATAGAATCCACTTGGTTCAACAATCTTTATACCATCAATTTGTAATTGAATGGTTTTACTATTTAAAACATATGTGGTAATCTCGGTCTGTAATTTAACCGGGTCCAAGATAATAAGTTCCTGGCTCAAATCAGCATGTTTTGAATTCAATAACCCATCTTTATAATCTTGACCTCTCTTTAAAGAATTATCTACTTCACCAATACTTTCGGTTGCGGTTGTAATCTCATCCTTTAATCTTTCAATTTCAGTTGTTGAGGACTCATTATCTTGTTTCAGGGTCTCCGTGTTATAAACATTGGATATCATTCCTTTCGAGAACTCTGAATAGATTTCTTTTCCGGTTTCTTCTTTCTTCTTCAAGAACTCAAGTCCCAAGAATCTTGATAAGACCTGACCACGAGCTGTTGGTTTGGATTCTAATAAATCCTCCAAGTTGGATGCTGTGGTTAAGATGGTCATCAAAAAGTCATCCATTGTTCCAATAGACCTTTTCATAAACGCTTCCGTTTCTCTCCTTTGTTCACCGGTAAAGTTCTGTAATTGACCATCAGATAGTTTTTTAAAGAACTCTAACTCGGTCTTAACATTCCACTCACCGGCCTTAGACATTTTTCTTTCAATTTGACGAGCAATGATATATTCCTCACCGTCAATCT